GAACAAAATTGAGTGGAGGCAGGTCTGGGCATTGGCGACCATAGCACTCTCGGAAAATGGGTTCGAGAGAAGCCTGAGCGGCCGACACGCAAGAAGCGCGTAGCTTGGAAAAAGAATGGGCTTTCGCGTGTCGAGCGCGTGATCGCGTTTCTCGAGATGTTGCCGATCACAAAAGGCGTGCTGGCTGGAAAGCGCATGCGGTTGTTGCCGGGACAGCGGCGCTTCGTCGAGCGCGTGTATGGGGATGTGGATCGATTGGGGCGGCGTCGGATTAAGATTGCGATTAAGTCGGAACCACGTGGCAATGGTAAGACTGGGCTCCTCGCAGGCTTGGCGTTGTGCCATTTGCTCGGTCCGGAGTGCGAAGCGCGGGGCGAGATTTACAGTGCGGCATATAACAAGCTGCAGGCGGCGCTGATCTTCGCGGAGATGAAAGCGATTGTGGAGGCGGTGCCGGACTTTGCCTGGCGGGTGAACGTCCAGCGATATGGGAAGATCCTCGAAGTGCTCGAGGGCGACGGGGCCGGCTCGACGTTTGAGAGTTTGAGCGCGGACGACAGGCGAGCGCACGGGCTTTCCCCGTCGCTGTGGATATTCGATGAGTTTGCGCAAAGCCCGAATGAAGATCTTTTGACAAATCTGCGAACGGCGATGGGGAAGCGGAAGGAATCACTTGGGGTGATTATCTCGACGCAAGCGGCGACCGATCAGCATCCGCTTTCGCAGATGATTGACGATGGTCTGACCGGGGAAGATCCAAGCCTCTACGTTCAGCTTGCGGTGGCGCCGGAGGACGCGGATCCGTTTTTGCCGGCCACGTGGCGGGCTTGTAATGAGGCCCTAGAGGTTTTCCTCGACCTGGCCGAGCTCCATGCCCAAGCCGAGCAAGCAAAGCGCTCACCGGCCTTCCAAACGAAATTCCGCAATCTGCGGCTCAATCAGCGTACGGCGAGCAATGCCCCGTTTATTTTGCAAGAGACATGGAAGGGGTGCGGGGCGCCGGTCAAGCCGCTCATGGAAGCCGTGGAGGTATTTGGCGGGCTCGACCTGTCGGCGGTGAACGATTTGACCGCGTTGGTTTTGATCGGCCAGGTTGACGGGGTGTGGCAGGTCGAACCGCGGTTCTGGTTGCCGGGCGACGGGCTGCTCGAGCGCGTGCAATTGGACCGGGTGCCGTACGATTTGTGGCTACGGCAGGGGTTTATTCGGACATCGCCGGGGAGATCGGTCGATTATGATTTTGTGGTGGGCGAGCTCATGGAGATCTTCGACAGATATCCAATTCGCAAGATTGCATTCGACCGATGGATGTTCCGGCAATTCTCGCAAGCACTCGGTCGAGCTGGGATGTCGAAAGAGCAGATCGAGGACAAGTTTTCCGAGTTTGGCCAAGGATACCGAAGCATGTCACCGGCGCTGCGGCAGTTTGAATCATTGTTGCTTGATGGCAAAATTGCGCATGGCATGAATCCGGTGCTAACAATGTGCGCGATGAACGCGACGGTGATGACGGATCCGGCCGGCAACCGCAAGCTGATCAAGAGCAAGCACTACGGAAGAATCGACGGCATGGTGGCGCTGGCGATGGCGATCGGCACGGTGCCGCAGGAGATGCCGGCGCCGAAGCCGGAATATCGAGTCTACTTTGCAGGATGAGGCCGATGCACTCTTTCAGGCGCTACAGGCGGGCGGATGGCACGGACGCTTATCGGATTGGCTATTATGATCCGGCGGCGACCGCCGAGCGGTGGCAGGTGCTCGGCGAGCTCGACACGATGGAAGATGCTATCGCGTGGGTGTCGTATTTGAACGGCGGGAACAAACCGACGGGACCATGGCCACAGCATCCGTGAGAGAGCGCACATGATCAGCATCAGCGGCGTGTTGCTTGGAATTATCAACGTTGCGATCGTCGTCGTGCTGTTGCTGTTGGTGGGCGTGATCGCGTGGTGGATATTCGGGCTTATTGGCGTGAATTTGCCCGGTCAGGCGCGGCAGCTTTATCTTGTGTTAGTCGCGCTGATTGCGCTTTACATGGTCGTGGCGCTGATCTTTGGTTTGCCGACGATCGGCATCATGCGATGAATTTGTTTGCCTTCATTTGGATGGCAGCACTGTTGACGGTGCTGTTTGCATTCGTAGCACGGCCGGCGCGCGGCCATGATATTTACACACAATTGACGGCCGGGAGCATGTGCGCGCGATGTGGTGGGAGTGAGTGCGAGCAGGTGCAGGCCGAGCCGATCGAAGGCGGTTACTATCTGCCGGCGTCGGATGAGTTCATTCCCGCGGCGCGATCGCTGGCGTCACCGGATGAGCGCTTTCACCGCTGTAGCTATCCGCGAAATATGCAATGGCGCAGCCGCGGTGCTGGTCATGGGCCGGAAGGCTGGATCGAGCTCGGAAAGGCGGCGACCCAGTGCTTTTGGGCGCCCGCGGTAAATTGGTAATGTAGGGCTAATTCGCCGAATTAGCCCTACGGTGTGGCCGGCGGGCAACACCGCTTGCGGACACCCCTATCCGTAGCGTATAAGCGCGACAGCACGGGCAAGTCCTAGTCGGTTCGGCTTCCGCCTTCGGAGGCCGGTCGCGCCCGATGGACTTGCCCTCCTTCGCGATCGGCCGCAGCCGGTGAAAGCCCGGCAACCTTTTGGGGAGCGGCCATTGCCAGTGCCCAAGCCGCGCAAAGGCGAACAGCAAAGTGATTTCGTTTCCCGTTGCGCGCGGCAGATGTTCGACGACGGGACAACCGACGATCCCAAACAAGCCGCGGCGATTTGCTTTCAAGCCTGGCGCGATCGCGACAAAGATGCCGCCGCCGACCTGATCGTTCGGGCATGGGCGCCGCTCGAGCTCAAACGCGACGGCGGCGACGGCGGGCGCACTATCACCGGCACCGCCTCTACGCCGTCAACCGATCGGCTCGGCGATATTGTCGAGCCGCTCGGTCTGGAATTTCAAAACCCGCTTCCCCTGCTTTGGCAACATCGCCACGACAAGCCAGTCGGTCTTGTCACAATGAACCGGCCGACCGTGGACGGGATCACGTTCACCGCGACATTTGCCGATGTCCCCGAACCGGGGCCGCTGCGCGAACGCATCGAGGAGGCGCGGCAATCGATCAACGCCGGCCTAGTGCGCGGCGTGTCGATCGGCTTCCGCGCAATCGAAAAAAGCTACATCGACAAAGGCGGCGTGCATTTCACGAAAGGCGAGCTTATCGAGCTGTCGCTCGTGACGGTGCCGGCCAACCGCGACGCCACAATCGCAACCATTCGCACACTTGACGACGCCGCGTCATCGGCCGCGCTAGGCCGCACAGATGACGCGCGGGACCGGCCCGGCGCATCGGGCAAGAAGCAACCCGAACAGCGAAAGGCCAAGGCCATGCCTCAGACAATTGCCGAACAGATTTCGGCATTCGATGCGCGCCGAACGGCGGCGCATCAGAGAATGAACGAAATGATGAGTGCTCGCGCCGAAAATGGCGAAACGCTCGATGATGCTGAAACCGCCGAATATGATGGGCTCAAAGCCGAAGTCAAAAAACTCGACGCACATATCGACCGGCTTGTCGAGCTCGAGCAAACCAACAAGGCCAAGGCGACACCGGTTGCCGGTGCAACCGTCATCGAGGCTTCGAACTCACGTGAGATCACGCCAATCGGCGCAGGCTATGTGCCGTATTCCGGCGGTGTCATCCGGGTCACGCCGAATGTGCCTTCGTGGGTGCCTTTCATCCGCACCGCAATCTGTGCCGTTCTTAACGGCTTCGATCCGCGGCGATGCGAGCAATATGCAAAAAGGCAAACGCATTGGCATTCATCGACTCCGGAAGTGATCAACAATTGGAGCGATGAACTCTGTTACGTACTGCGCGCGGCGGTCCCGGCCGGCGTCACTTACGACACGACGTGGGCGGGCGCATTGGTCTACGCGCAGAATCTCACAAGCGCATTCGCCGAGTTTCTGCGCCCGTTGACAATCATTGGCAGGATACCGGGATTGAGGAGAGTTCCATTCAATGTGAGGCTCCCTCGCACAACCGGTGGAACGACTTCAGGTTGGGTCGGGGAGGCGGCGCCCAAGCCACTCACTTCGATGACGTTCGACTCGCTCACGCTCACATGGGCGAAGGCCGCGGCGATCTCGGTTCTCACCGAGGAGTTGGTGCGGTTCTCAAGTCCCGCCGCGGAAACGGTGGTGCGTGATGATCTTGCCGCCGGTCTGGTGCAATTTCTCGACCGCCAATTTGTCGATCCGAGCGTCGCCGCAGTGACCAACGTGTCGCCGGCATCGATCACAAACGGCATCACGCCAACGACGGCCACCGGGTCAAATATGGCGGCGTTCCGCGCCGATATCAAAACGCTGTTCAATACGCTGTTGGTTGCAAATCAGCGGATCAGCAGCGGCGTATGGATCATGACGCAACAACAAGCAATGTCATTGTCCATCGCGCAGAACAGTTTGGGTCAGGTGATTTATCCGTCGATCAATCCGGAGCAAGGCGGCACGCTGCTCGGTTATCCGGTGGTCGCATCGGAAAATATCCCGGCGACCGGTGGTTCACCGGCCGACGGCTATCCGCTGATCTTCTGTGTGGCGGATGAGATCCTCCTCGCCGACGACGGCCAGGTTACGATTGACGCCAGCCGCGAAGCGAGCTTGCACATGGATAGCACGCCGGATTCGCCACCGACGGCTTCCACCAACATGCTCTCACTTTGGCAATTGAATCAAATCGGTTTGAAAGCCGAACGGTTCATCACGTGGGCCAGGCGCCGCAGCACGGCGGTCGCGTGGATCCAGAATGCCAAGTATGCGGAGTAACTGACGCCAACTCTGGCGGTCGGTTGATCCCAGCTTCCGGCCGCTCTTTTTGGGAATGAAAAATGCCGCGCCTTCGAGCTCTCACCGAATGGGCCGATAAGAAAGTCGGCGACGAATTCGATGCAACCGATGAGCACGCGCGGATCTTGTGTGCGCCGGATCTGCCAGGCGGACAGAAGGCGGAATATCTCGATCGGGCAATGCGCGCGGTCGAGCAGCCGCAGCCACAAGCAACGGAACCCCCGGCAACCGAAAAACGCCGCTATATGCGCCGCGACATGCAGGCGCAAAACTGACATGCGCGTACTCGGTTACAACATCACCGTGACGAAAGCGACGCCAACGCCGACGCAACCGGCCTATCAACCGGGTTGGTTCGGCAATTGGTGGTGGCCGGTCATTCGTGAGCCATTCAGCGGCGCTTGGCAGCGCAACATGGAATTGCGCGCCGATTCGATCGTCACCTATTTTGCCGTCTATTCGTGCATTTCGCTGATCTCAACCGACATCGGCAAATTGCGTTTGCGACTGATGCAACAACAATCAGAGGGCTTGTGGGAAGAGGTTAACGTCCCGGCATTCTCGCCGGTGCTGCGCAAGCCAAATCACTACCAAACGCGCGGCAAATTTGTCGAACAATGGATGATCAGCAAATTGATTCACGGCAACACCTATGTGCTGAAAGAGCGCGACGCGCGGGGCGTCGTAGTGCGTCTCTACATTCTTGATCCAACGCGAGTGCGGCCATTGGTGGCGCCGGATGGTTCGGTGTTCTATGAGCTCTCATCCGACAATCTGTCCGGTTTGCAAGTCTCTGTCCGCGTTCCGGCAAGCGAGCTCATTCATGACATCATGGTTCCGTTGTTTCATCCATTGTGCGGCGTATCGCCATTGATTGCCGCCGCGTTGCCAGTGTCGCAAGGCATGGCAATTCAACATCAGAGCACACAGTTTTTTGCCAAGGGCTCGAGACCTGGCGGCATTCTTTCCGCACCGGGACCGATCACCGAAGATTATGCGAAGCAAATCAAACACGAATGGGAGCAAAACTTTTCCGGCGATAACGCCGGCCGCGTGGCCGTTCTGCAAAACGACATGAAGTACGAAGGAATGGCGATCCCGGCCGAAGATGCGCAATTGATCGAACAATTGCGGTGGACCGCCGAGAACGTCGCATCCGTGTTCCACGTGCCAACGCACATGATCGGCATATCGCCGATGCCGGCCTATGACACAAACATCGAAGCGCGTACGCAACAGTATTATTCGCAGTGCTTGCAAACGCACATCGAGGCGATCGAAGCGCTACTCGATGAGGGGCTTGGTTTGAATCGGCCAGGCCAGGCGCAAGTCTACGGGACCGAGTTTGATCTCGAGGACCTGTTGCGCATGGATACAAAGACGAAAGTCGACACGACGGCGGAAAGTGTGCGCTCCGGATTTCTGTCGCCGAATGAGGCGCGGGCAAAATTTAATTTGCCGCCGACGAAGGGCGGAGAGTCGCCTCTTGTCCAACAGCAAAATTTCTCGCTTGAGGCAATCGCCGCTCGCGATGAGCAATTAATCAATCCACCCTTGACGCCGACCACTCCGAACACAGTCCCGGTAGCGGACGACAGCGAAAGTGAACCTGTCAATGTCGGACGAATCCTCACGCTCGCGCGGCAATATCATTGACCGTGCAGCGGTCGGGTTGGAGGATGCGCTTGCGCGCATGCTCGGGAGCATGCGGGGCGATTGCGATCGCGCGATCGGCGCCGTCGACGCCGAGCGTCGGGCGATCGTGGCATCGGTGTTGATCGTGCAGGAGCAATTGCGAGCCGCACAGGCGGAATATGCGCGGCTCATCGAGGACATCAAAAAGCTGCGCATCGAAGCGCGCGGTGAGAAGGGCGATCGCGGCGAGGATGGCGCACCGGGACCGCCAGGCGCGCCCGGCGCCAGCGGTGAAGAGGGGCGGCCAGGCCGCGACGGCCGCGATGGATTGCCGGGCGTGCCAGGAGCTCGAGGGATTGATGGGACAAACGGGCGGGATGGGAAGGACGGACTCGGAATTGCAGATCTGGAGATCACATATGATGGCGGCCGTCGCGAGACTTATCGCTGGTCGAACGGCGATCGGACGGTTGAAAAAACCTTCGTGCGCGCCTGGCCGCTCTACTGCGGCACATACGAATCGGGCAAAGCCTACGAAGCGAACGATATCGTGACATTCGGCGGCGAGCTCTACATCGCCAAGCGCGACACGATGGCCAGGCCGCGGACCGATGACTGGCAATTGTGTAGCAAGCGCGGAGCAGACGGCAAGGACGGCAAACCGGGCGAACGCGGAGCGACGGGATCGGATGGGCGCGCCGGGCGCGACTTGACGCAACTCGGACCGGATGGGCGGAAATGGTGATGCGGTTATTCGTTGCAACGCCAATGTACGGCGGACAGTGTTACGGAGCCTATACGGATTCCGTGATGAAGCTGGCCGTTGCCGCATCACAGCGCGGCATTCCGTTTCAATTCTTTCCAATCTTCAATGAATCCCACGTCGATCGGGCGCGTAATGTCTGCGCTGATCAATTTCTGCAATCGGGATTCAGTCATCTGCTATTCATTGACTCTGATATCTCGGGATATAAGCCCGATGAAGTTTTTGGCCTGATGGAAATGGACAAGCAAATCATTTGCGGATTCTATCCAAAGAAACGCATCAATTGGAAAACCGTGGTGGCGGCGGTTAAAGCCGGCCTAGCAGATAAAGATCCGGAAGTGCTGCAGCGATTTGTCGGTGACATGGTTTTCACCCCAGCATTGGACGATGACAGCAACCGGTTCCGAACGATTTACGATCTGACAAAACTTTATGAAGGCGGAACCGGGTTCATGTTGGTACGGCGCGAAGCATTGTTGAAAATCGCCGAGATTATTCCGGAACGTCAATACCATCGACACTACAAAAAGCCGGAAATGATGTACGCATTTTTTGACGCACAGTGCGAACCGGAATGGCAAGTGTATTATCGCAGATTTATCACCGAAGATTTCGAATTCTGTCGCTTGGCGCGTGAGGCGGGTATCGAAATCTGGTTGGCGCCTTGGATCAAACTCATCCATCACGGTTACTATCAATTCATCGGTGATATCGAGGCAATCGCCATGACACAACAGCAGCCGGTTCAGGAGGCGGCCGAATGACTTGGTTCATGCCGTCTTATGGGCGGCCTCATCGAATGAAAGACTTGCTCGATGCGCCCGGTGGCTGGCCGCAGGGGATTATTGTGCAAGTGAACGAAGACGATCCGACGTTGCCGGACTATCGAGCTCGAATTGATGAATCAGATAATCTCTGTCCATGGCAATTGGAAATCGTGCCGGCCGGGTCGCGGTGTTCCGATGTGCATCGGCTCACCTATGAGCGGCATCCATACGAATATCAGTACGGATTCCTGATGGATGACAATTGGCCAATAACACCGCATTGGGCGTCCTATCTCGAGCAGGCCGCGGGAAGCAAGTATTTTGCCATTCCACAAGGGCCAGGATATCCGCACCGCATCCGCAGCGCATTCATCATGGGCGGTGATCTTGTTCGGGCAATGGGATCAATCGTTCCGATTCCGCTTCGCCATTGGTGCGAGGATTGCGTATGGGACGATATAGCGGCGACACTAAAACTGATGCGGGCTGTGAAACGCGCAATCGTTGATCACCGCAATTATGAATTTGGGCTTGCCCCATTGGACGATACTTACAAGCGCGGCCGAGAATTCATCGAACATGATGAAGCGCTGTTCGCGGCTTGGATGATCAGCCCCGAACGGATCGATCTTTTGCGTCGTGTCGCTGCGATACAGGAGCAGGCAGCATGATCAAAACCCGGTACGGCCGCGATCACGGTTACTTAATGGTTGATCATCGCAATTCGCCCGGTATTCCGGAATGGATGGCGCGGATGTCTGGCTATGATCCGGCTTTAGTGCGGGAGGGCAAGCGTTTTGAAGCTAAGACAATGTGCTGTGCACATTGCAAAGTGCATGTTGTGCCACATCCACAACGCACCGAACGTGCAAGCTGTCCCAAGTGCAATCATCACTACATCTGCGACGTGTGCGACTTTGAAATGCGTCAACCGGATTACATTCATCGCCCGTATGAGAAGACGGTGGAACTCACTCTTGCGGGCAATCAACCCCTGGGAACTCCACCAATGCTAACCCCATAGGAGGTACACATGGGAAAGCGTGTTTTCCAAGCCCCGGTGTGGTCGCCGACTGCAACTGCTGACACGACCGCATTGGCGAACAACACGTTCATGGCGATCGGTGCCACCAACGCAACGTCTGGTTTGCTGGTGCAAGAAATCGAGATCGGCGGACAAGGTTCGGCGAGCTCGCCGATGATCATGATGTTTGCGCGCGACTCGACGCTCGGCGCCACCTTGACAGCACTCGCGGCACCAAACAGCGACGGTCCGATGCATACGCTTGGCCAGGCGGGCGCGACGGGAACGCTAACCTTCAACTTCGCCGGCACATCCCCCCAGCGCTCGGCGACTACAACGTCGGCGCGGCTCAATCTGTCGTTCAATGGCTTCGGTGGAATTGTCAGGTGGCAAGCGGCACCATTTGAAGAATGGGGCATAGTCGGAGTGACCGCGAGCGTATCGGAGTCGTCGCTGTCATCGTTCACCGGTTCGACCCCTGCAAACATCGGCGCCCATATCATCTACGAAGCTTATAACACGTAGTTGATATGAACAGCGGCGGGGAATGCGCCTCGCCGCTCGAGGGGCGCGGATATGCCTGGCGCGGTGATAGGCGGGAGCGTTGCTGGCTTTCGGTCAACAGGCGCCGATTCCGATGCCGAAGCATGGGCCGATCAAGTTGTTATCAATGGCGGCACCGTAAGTGCCGGACGCCTGACACTTGTTAGCAATTTCATCAGCGGTTTAAAGGCTGACGCGGTATGGACTAAGTGTGATCGATTTTGGCTCGAGGCGGCCGAAAACCAGCCTTCGGCATTAACAGATTTGGTTGCGCGTGAACTTGCCACGGCGATCAACTCACCGACATTCACGGTTGACCGAGGCTATACCGGCAATAGCACAAGCAACTACATATCAACACCCTATAATCCCGTCACAGATGGAGTCGCGTATGTACTAGCCTCCGCTCATCTTGGAGCTTGGATACGAACCGTTAATGCTGTCAACGCTGATATGGTCGGTGGCAGCGATGATGGAAATCAAGCAAACTGGTTTTATAGCACTGGCACTCCCAGCTTTTCAGGCAGTGCCAATGGTGGGACTATTGACACCAATAACGTCAATACTGGACATCAAATGTGGACTCGTACCGGAACAACTACAGTAGCGGCTTATAGCAATGGGTCATCAAGTGGAAGTTCTGGGTCCGGTAGTTCTGCCATACCATCGCTTGATATATACATTCTGGCACAAAACGCTATTGGCAGTCCTAACAATCACGGTGGCCATCAACTATCGGCATTCCATATGGGCGGTGGCCTGACAGCAACGGACGTGTCGAATTTATTTTCTCGTTTGCAGACCTACATGACGGCGGTGGGGGCATAATGCCAAGCTTTATCGTAATGAACGAAGCACAGGCTAATCAGGTGCGCGGTCAAACAACTCGAGCGCATGCTTGCGCGCCCATTCCCATAGCAAATACGAATCCCGTAGTATTTGTATTGCCAGTCGAGATCAAAGCGGACCCATTTCATCAGAATATTTTGGCACTGCTCAATTCTTTTTCGACAGCTACTATCGCAACATTAGATCGTCATCCCGATGATTCATTGAATCAACGTTGTACGTTTAACGAGTCCACTTGGACCGTTGGAACTAAGATCGTCGTGACGGTATGAAATGGCATTCTCCGATCTGGGCAATCTCGGTGCCGGCGGAAGTACCGGAAACAATCAAGCATCACTGACCGTTGCAACCGCACAAGCCGTCGGAGCTCGAGATTTCGTTGCAATCGCGGTGACGGTCGATAACCGCACGACGGGCGGCGGCGATTTGAGCGATGTTACTGGCGTGACCATTGGTGGCGTAGCACTTACGCTTTCACGGCAGAATGCAACAAACCTAGCCGCGCAGGCCGGCGCTGCCGTTTCGCTATGGTTCGGTCAGCCCGGTGCATTATCGTCCGGCGTCAACATGGTCGCGACATTCAACAACGCGACGACATCGGATGCGTCGGCCCTATCGTCACGCTTGTTTAGTGTGACAGCCGGAGCGGCCGTAAGCGAAGATGGCGACAATGCCACCACGTCGACTACGACTAATCCCGGCTCGATTGATGTAACCACAGCGAACGCCGAGCGACTGCGCATCCGCGCGATCGGTTGTGAGTTTGATTCGACGCAAGTGCTCACGGTGACTGGAAGTTGGACGGCATGGACCGAAGGCGCATCGGCCGCAAGCGGCACGACGACCGAGCAAGTAATCGAAGTCGAGCACCGCATTGTGACGGCAGCAAATTCAGCGTCGGCGCCAACGCTCGGTTCGGCATGTGATGCTGCAAGTGTCATGGCCGCGTTTAAGGAAGAAGACGTACTGATGGGACAAATGTTGTTGTAAATGGCGATCATTAACCGATCACCGCTTTATGTTGCGCTTCCTTGGCGGCGCGATCGCAATTTATATTGGCCGACGACTAATCGCACATGGGCACCAACAGCCAGCGGCATTTATGTGCCAACGCCCACCGCTGGTTGTTATACCTTCCGCGATAGCGATGTTTCAGAAGTCGGGTCCACGACTGTCACGTTCAATTTCAATCTTGGCGGACCTGCCACTACGTACGTTTTCTGTGCCGTGTTTCAGCAGAATGGCGGCAGTTATACCGTCAGTGTAAACGGACAGAACTTAACTTTATTGCTTGATTGTCATCCGGTTGAATCGGGCCAAGTCACGTTATGGGGCGGAAGCGTAACACTTGGCTCCGATCCCAATTCAATAAGCTGGATTGTTACAGGTGGCTCGGCTACAGCGCGCATTCTTCATGCATGGACAGTAACGGCATCAACTACGACGCCGCTTGATGTGCATGCCCTTGATGCGCTTAACGCTAATACTATTACGACAAACCCGGCGTCTGGCGATGCAATTCTTGCCGGTGCTTGGTTCATATCAGCTACCAGTTCAAACTTTTCTGGGTCAACGGCAACGCCCGCAGGAGATCGCGCTGAGACAGTAAGTGTTTTTGGTATGACAACCGCCGATTGGACATCGGCAATAAATACTCCCTTCTCTGCAATTGCCGCCAACAATGGCGGACGTTGGATCGCCCGCTGGCGCTGCACAGCCGAAGCCGGGACGGCGGTTGGTCAATATGATTATCCGCTACCGCCGCGACCGCTCGAATATTATCAGCCGCCGGAGCGACAACTCGGATTAAATCTCGCGCTGCTTGTTCAACCGGCGGCCGAAGAATTTATCCCGGCTCAATACGATTATCCGCTACCGCCGCAATTGCCTTGGCCAACGTCGGCGCGGACTTGGATTCAACGCGGCATCCTTGTCGTTCCGACGAATCCATTTGTGCAATTGGATTGGCCGGTTCCGCAGCGGCCACCAATTGCATTTGCTCGAGCCATCAGCGCATTCATTCCGCTGTTGCATTCGGTGCAACCACCGGAACGGCAAGATCAATGGCCGGTCCCGGTTCAGCCTTACCGAGTCTACGCGCAATCAGCGGCACCGCCTGTCGCGTTGACTGCAGCGCAGCCTTTCAATCTCGAAGATTGGCCGCAACCAATTCGACCGCCGATTGTCTACGCGCCGGCGCAGGGCGCGTTCATTAGCTTACTGCATTCGATCCAACCGCCGATCTCGCAGGAGGATTGGCCGCAGCCGACTCGTCCGTACACTGTTCGATCAGTTAGCTACGGCACTCCGGAGACTTTGCTCGGAGTGCAACCAACGCCATTTGTGGAAACGGATTGGCCGGTTCCAACGCCACCTTATCGGGTCTATGCGCAATGGTATGCGTCGCCGACTGCATTAATCTCTGCCCCCCAGCCATTTGCGCTTGAAGATTGGCCGTTACCGAAACAACCGCCAATCGTTTACTCGCCCGCGGTCGGGGCAAATATCAAACTGTTGCATTCGATCGCGCCACCAATTGCGCAGACCAATTGGCCGGTGCCGATCCAGCCCCATCGAGTCTATGCCGCAAGTTACGGCATGGGACCAACGGTGCTCGGCGTTACGCCGACACCATTTTTCGAGACAGATTGGCCGGTCCCGGTTCAGCCTTATCGCGTCTACGCGGAATTCCGGCGCGCGCCAATCGGTTTGCTGCATTCGATCAAGCCACCGAATGCGCAAGACGATTGGCCGCTCCCGATACCGCCTTATCGCGTCTATGCGCAGTCATCGGCGATCCCAATAGCGATCACTGGTGCGCAACCGTTCAATGAAACGGATTGGCCGCAACCAATTCGACCGCCGATTGTCTATTCGCCCGCGGTCGGTGCGAACGTCAAACTTCTGCATTCAATTCAGCCACCGATTTCGCAAACTGCGTGGCCAACGCCAACGCCGCCTTATCGGGTTTATGCAACAAGCTACAGCATCCCCGGTACCGTTCTCACGCCACCAATCCCGCCATTCCCGCGGCTGTACGATTGGCCGGGGCCAATCCCGCCCTATCGAGTCTACGCGGAAGTCCGCCGCGCCGATATTTCGTTGTTGCATTCGATCAAGCCACCGAATGCGCAAACCGATTGGCCATTGCCGCGGCGAGCTCCGACGGCTGGCCTTACGTGGATCAGCGCAACGGCCGCGCTGCTACAACCGCAACAGCCATTCGCGCAAACCGATTGGCCATTACCGAAACTCGCGTTCCAACCGCCATCACTGCGGACGTGGATTCCGCGTTCGCTCGCGCTATTGGGCGAAGCAATCCCCGTCGGGCAAAGCGATTGGCCGACGCCGCGGCGGTTGCCGGGCATCCCGGCAAAGCATTTCCCATTAGCCAACGCGATCATCGTTGCCGCCAGCACGCGACCGCCAAATGCACACGTCACATGGCCGCTTCCAATCCGACCGCCGGTCCCGCCGTCGCGCCACTTCCCCTACCCGCCCGGCCTTATCGCGTTTGCTCTTACCAAACCGTTCAAACAAGACGATTGGCCAAAACCGCGGCCGATCTTTTCCTATCTGTTGCCGTCCACGGCCGAAACGTTCGGGACATGGGTTGGGACTGTCACGCCGGCACCGGTCGCGCGCTTTCCGACCGAGGGCCGCTTCCGCTCGCCATTACAAGCCGAAAATGCGCGGCCAGGTGTGCCGGATCAACGCCGACCGGGGCAATCTGATATAAGAAGGCCGAGCAATGAGAGTCCGCCAAGCGCGAGGGATCGATCATGGCGTTACGACGAATAGCAGCACCGGCCGTTGAACCATTAACGCTCACCGAAGTGAAGGAACATTTGCGGGTCGATCACAATATCTCGGATTCGCTTATCCAAACCTATATCGAAGCTGCCACGTCATATATCGACGGCGAATTCGGGTTGCTCGGTCGCGCGCTGGTGACACAAACATGGGAGCTCATCATTGATCATTTTCCGGTGCACGAAATCAAAATTCCGTTGCCGCCGCTGCAATCCGTGACAAGTATCAAATACGACGATCCCGATGGCTTCGAGCAAACCTTGGCGACCGATCAATACTACGTCGACGACGCTTCCGAACCGGCCTGGGTCGTGCCGACGACTGCCGGCTGGCCGACTGCGGTGCTCCAGGCGGTGAATGCCGTTCGCATCCGCTACGTGGCAGGATATGAAGCAACAAATGATTCGCCACCGGATCTTGCCGGCAACGTACCAGGGGCAATCAAACAAGCGATGCTGTTGTTGATTGGCAACTTTCATGAACATCGCGAGCAAAATATTGTTGGCTTGACAACGATGACGCTTCCGTTCGCTGCTGAAAATCTGCTGAAACAATGGCGGGTTGTGATCCCATTCGCATGAAGAACCTTGCCGCCGAGCTCGGGCCGACCACCGTGTCATGGTGGCAGGATTGGCGTGGGGAATGTGTCGCAATCATTGGCGCCGGTCCAAGTGCAAAATCGGCCGATGTGGACATGCTACGCGATCGCATACACGTCATCGCAATCAACGAAAGTTATCGCCTGGCACCCTTTGCGGAGATCGTCTATTCGGCGGATCTGGCATGGTGGCGAGAGCATAAGGGCCTCGAGGAATACAACGGCTTGAAGCTAACGCATGATCGTATTGCGTGCCAGCATTACCGCGGCTTGCATCATGTCGAGATCGAGAATGTATCGGGCGATGAAATCAAATTTGAGCGGCCGAATTCTGTCGGCGCTGGCGGCAACAGCGGATTCCAAGCGATGAATCTGGCGGTTCAATTTGGCGCAACGGGGATCCTCTTGATCGGCATCGATTGCAATCTCGAGCACGGCGAGCACTGGCATGGGCGGCATCCGTACATGATGAATAATCCGGCGCCGTCTAATGTGAAGCGCTGGCTTGGAGCGTGGGAAAATGCAGCCGGCCCTCTCGCAAAGCTTGGCATCGAGATGATCAATTGCTCGCCGATTTCGGCGCTCAAAAAATATCCCAAGATGACAGTTCCGGAAGCGCTCGCACGGTGGCAATTATGAAAACGATCGCATGTGATATTTGCCGCAAGAAGCAAGCAACGCTCGGCGGTTATGTGCCCGGATGGTGGGTGTGTTATCAGTGTTTTGAAAAGGCTGATGCATCGGCTCGGAAGGAAAATCGATGGATCGAAGAGCGTGATTTTTTATCTTTATATCCCTACGCTGAGACGCCTCCCGCACTTGAACGTTGTAGGAACAGCAACATGTCTGCCAAAAAATCTAAAGCAAAATCAATTCGTCCACCGGGGCGCAATCCGGTGTTGGCATTCCGTGTTCGGAGGCCTCTAATGGAAATGATTAAAACTGCAGCTTTGGAAGGCGGAAGAACCATTTCGGAAGAAGTGCAATGGCGATTAGAACTAAGTTTTTATCATCGCGAAAATTACTCCCAATATGAGCAAAATCAATTCTCGAGATGGGCGTCATGACGATCCGAATCTTTGTCGGCACGCCAGCCAATAACGAGGATCTAGAATCGCAAGCTGTGCTCGAGTATTCATTGCGTAAACATGCGAGCGAACCGATCGATTTGATATGGATGAAATTGAGTAAGAATCCGGAATCCTATTGGTATTCGGACAGAGCAAAAAATCGCGGCTGGCTGACACAATCGTGGGCGACGCCGTTCTCAGGATTTAGGTGGGCGATCCCGGCGTTCTGTCATTTTCAGGGGCGCGCCATTTATCTCGATGTCGACATGATCGTGATGGCGGATATCGCCGAGCTCTGGCACACGAAGGCGCAAGACGGCAAGTTTTGTGTGGCAAAGAACCGGGACACTTTTTGCACAACGTTGTGGTTCTGCGATCGTGCCGCAAATAGCTTGCCGCCGGTTGATCGCATCAAAACTAAATATGCGCTCTATGCACATTTGCGTAAGGCATTCCGTGAAGATCAGATTCAGGGATTCAGCAACGGGAATTGGAATTGTCTCGATGGCGAATCCTATGCCTCGATCCGCGATCCCGACATCAAGATCGTGCATTGCACAAGCATTCCCACGCAACCGCAATTAAAATATGCAGTCCCGCGTCTCGAGGCCAAAGGGCAAAAGCACTGGAGCAACAAGCGACCGCAAAAACACTGGCGCCAGGATATTATCGAGCTGTTCGATGAAATGCTCGAGGAAGCAAAGCTGGCTGGTTATACGCCCGAAAAATACGAAGTCCCACAAACGGAAATCTTCGGAAAGTATTACCGATGAAGATTGCCCGTTATGATTTTTCCGATTCTACCAATAGCCATGATTTTTATCATTGGCTGATTGTCATGGCAGCAATGGGCGCGACCGAGATCGTCTATGATACGACGAAAGGCTGGCGGCCGTGTCTTTGGCCGGAGGATCAGGTTCACGAACGCTACCGTTCCATTGTGCGACCGGCTGCAGATTTTCTCGGTTTGCCATCACGCGATGGCACAGACGGTGAGTGGATTCCTGGCCTCTACAAGCTTAAAAATGCGCACAAATGGGCGCGGCGCCATCCGCATCCGTTGCCCAAATTGAAATCGGTTCTGCCGCCCAAAACGGTTCGCTACACGGTGACACTGCGCGAGCAAGTGATTAGCGATCGCATCCGTAATTCCAATATCGATGCGTGGATAAAATTCGCCGACAAGATCGGCGCGCATGTTATCCGCGATTATATTGTTGAGCCAATTTCCATTTATGAGCGCTTTGCACTTTACGCGGGCGCCGAAATGAATTTCGGCGTGGACAACGGGCCGATGAGCGTGTGTCAGATGTCCGCCTATCCGTGCATGGCGTGGAAATATCATCTTAACGCGCATTATCTTTACAAGTGCGAAGTGCCGCACAATGGGCGATTTCATTGGTGCGGTAAAAATCAATTCATGTATTGGGAAGATGATAGTTTCGAGAGCATTTGGCGCCATTTCAATGAGTGGCAGCAGCGTCGGGCCGCATGACGTACAAAGAAGAAATAAATGCCGCACGGCCTGAATATTGGCGCCGCGCTAGGATCACTCACACAATGGCAGACAGTCGGCGCGAATCATGGGAAACGTTGCTTGCACCCTACCGTGATCAGATTCATCGCGTACTCGAAATTGGATCTTATGAAGGACAGTCGGCCCTATTTTGGCATCACTTCTTTGCGGCCGAAGTGTTCTGCATAGATAATTGGCAGCATGTTGCCCATGGCTGCAAAACTGCCGCGGAAGTGGAGCTCCACTTTGATGAAAATGTCCGCGGTTTACCCATTATCAAACACAAAGCCGAAACTTCAACACATGCCCTAATCAACATGCCTGGCGAATTTGATCTGATTTATCTCGACGGTGATCATTCACGCTTGCAAACGATGATAGACAGCTGTTTGGCATGGCGATTATTGCGCCGCGGCGGAATTATGATTTGGGATGATTATCAAGATTATCGACCAGATTTGATCGATCGGCCAGCAGTGGCAATTGATGCTTTCGTTTCGATGATGGAAATTCAAATTGCTATCGTGAAAGATATCGGACAACAATTAATTGTGCGAAAGGTTGGGTGAGTCAAAAAACGCATCGGGAGGCGATAATCGGTATCGGCGACGAGATCATGGCGACCGGCTTTGCTCGAGGCGCCGCAGCGCGGGGCAAGCGCATTGCATTTGGCGACGGTCGCAAACTCATTTGGGGACCATGGTGCAAGGAAGCCTTCAAACACAACCCGAACATTGCAACGCGGGCCGATGAGCCTAATGTCGAATGGCTGCCATATTACAAAGGCCACCGCGGCTATAACCGGCTCGATGCCGCGGGACGGCGCTGGATCTGGAATTATGAATTCAAGGCCAAGCCGGGCGAATTTTATTTCACCGAGCTCGAGCGCGCCGATCGTCGGCCTGGCGCTTGTTTAATCGAGCCGAACGTGCCTTGGCACAAGAGCGTTGCCGTCAATAAGGATTGGGGCGCCAACCGGTATCAGGCACTTGCCGATCGGCTCAAACGCGACGGCTGGCGTGTCTTTCAGACAAGCTATGGCGAAGTGCGATTGCTCGACGTGGAAACGGTGTCGGTTGATTCCTTCCGCCAGGCCGCGGGCATTCTTGCCGGGGTTGATCTCGTGATCACTCCGGAGGGAGGATTGCATCACGCCGCGGCCGCTGTCGGTACGCGGGCCATCGTGATCTTCGGTGGTTTCATTCCGCCGGCCATCACCGGTTACGATATGCACATCAATCTCACAGGCGACGCCGAAGCGTGTGGTAGTCTTAACCGTTGCGATCATTGTCGGCGAGCTCTCGAAAGGATCGAGGTCGATCATGTCTTTGACTTGGCCAACACCGAGCTACATCAGAGAAACGAAACAACATCCGAAAGAATTGCGTGAATTTCAAGTTTTCATTCAGGAAGCAAAGATCACATCCTATCTCGAAATAGGTTGCAAATACGGTGGAAGTCTATGGGCAGTCGCACAGGCGATGGGCAGCGGCCGGATTGTTGGCGTTGATCTCCGTGGGGAGATGGCATTGGTACAATGCGTCAAAGAACTAAAAAAACGACATGGATTCGATGCGCAATTATTCATCGGTGATTCGACGGCCGAGCACATAATAAAAGCAGTCCAATCATTAGCGCCATTCGATCTTGTATTTATAGACGGCAATCATCTTGAGCCATATATCCGGAAGGATTTTGCTCATTACGGACGCCTCGCTAAGTTTTGTTGTTTTCATGATGTCGGCTGGGTCCCGCATCCCGGTTATGCACCGATTGAAGTTCCGCAAGTGTGGGCCGAGTTGAAGGCGACTTTTCGCGACGAAGCGACATTCCGCGAAATCAAGCATGACAATGGCCACAACGGCATCGGGATCATCACATGGCGATCGACTTGACCGTCGCAACTTGGATTTGGGGAAAGAAATATAATGGGCAATACATCGCCCGGCTCAAACGCGGTTTGCAGCGCGGCTTGAAGCAACCACATCGCTTTGTCTTGTTTGAACCATGGCCAGGGGATGAAGCGCTCTTTGCCGGATGTTTTGTACGCTTGCGGATGTTCAATCCAAGTTTTCAACGCTATTGGGGAATCGCAGCCGGCGTTCGGGTTGTGTGCGTGGATTTGGATGTGATCATTACCGGCGAGCTCGATCCGCTGTTCGATCGGCCGGAATCCTTCTGCATATTGACCGGTGCCAATGCCGCCAATCCTTGCCCATACAACGGCAGCTTGATCATGTTCCGCGCTGGGGCGCATTGGGATCTGTGGCAGGATTTCAGTTTGGAGGAAGCGGCCAAGATTCCAAAATATGAATTCCCCGATGATCAGGGTTGGATTGCCGCGCGTTTGCCCAATGCCGCCGGATGGAAGGCGGGATCAGCTTCGGGCGTCTATGCCTTCAAGAAGCCGGGCTGGCCGAAAGGCGATGCCTTGCCGGGCGATGCACGCATGGTTTGCTTTCCCGGCGCGCGCGACCCATCGCAGTTTACCCATCTATCTTGGGTAAAGGAGTACTGGAGATGACAGAACAACAATTGAAAGCCGAATTGATCAGAGCATTCCTGGCGGGTTATGAAAAAGGCAAACGCGATTACGAATTTTCACGAATGGTCGCTGACGCAATCATCGAAGTCACGCATGTAAATGGTGAACTCATTGTAAATTATAAGCAACCATGATCAATCCAGCAGATTGCGCCTTTTTCATCCCACCTAATCTGAAGAAATTCAAACTTGCATTGTTCGAACGTATCGCCGGCCATATGCAGGGGCTTGGTGGGACTGTTATTCGCCACGACTATGCCACCCTCATTCGTGCCGCCGGCAACAAGATTCCGATCGTCGGCTGCTCCCCGCCATTCGCCGACGCGATTGGCCGCTGGCAAGCCGAAGGCACGCCATGGATTTACTGGGACCGCGGCTATCTCAGGAGAGTTTTCGCAACTTGGCTTCCGACCGGACGGCAACTTGGCATTCCCGGCGGTTATTACCGGTGGCAATTGAATTCTTTCCAGATGCGGGTAATTCATGACGTGCCGGCCGATCGCTGGAAAGCGCTACGGCTCGAGCAATGCGTCAAGCCGTGGCGGTCGGGCGGCGACAAGCTGGTCATTGCCCATACCTTGCCGGACTATTGGGAATTGCGGGGATTACCTACCGACTGGTCGTTTCGCCTGGCGGATCATTTGCGCCAGGTGACGAATCGGCCGATCGTGGTCCGCGACAAGGAAAGCAAAATGCCGCTCGATGTCGAGCTCGAGGGCGCGCATGCGTTGATCACACATGGCTCGATCGCCGCGGTCGAGGCTGCGGTGATGGGCTGGCCGGTATTCGTGGACGGGAGCTCGGCCGCGGCCCTGGTTGGCTCGACCGACTTCGATGCGATCGAGTGCCCGGTCTATCCAGAACGGGAAGCATGGCTGCGCTCTCTGGCCTATTCCCAATTCAACGAAACCGAGTTAATCGATGGCACGCTTTGGAGACTTATCCGATGATCGATGCAAACAAGGCGGCGCAGCGGTTCATCAGAGACATATTGAAATATCACGCGGACGAAATTACCGGCGAGGAAACTTTGCGGGATGCCGTAATCGTCAAATCCATGGCGCTGTCATGCCTGGCCTACGACTTGCCGCCCACAGATGATTCGCCTTGGGACATGGATGAGATAATGGCCAATCTCCGCAAGGCACTGCTCGTGCTTCGGCCAAGTCCGGAAAGGTCGATCCAATGAGGGCCGGGACGCTCGATCACTTAGTAGCGCTGCAACGCAAATCGAGTTCGGCATCGGATTCGGGCGAACCGCAGATCACATGGTCCACGCTTGCCGCACAACGATGGGCAAACAAAAGGCCAGTATCGGGAACGGAACGCTATGGCGGGCAACAGTTTGAGGCATTGGAGCAAGTCGAATTTCGGCTCCGATGGTCGGAGGATATCGCGGATTTGCAACCGACTGATCGGATAATTGAACCAGCCGAAGATTCGCCTGCGCCCTCAGAACGCTCGATCTATGATATCATTGCGGTGTTAGAAATCGGACGACATGAAGCACTGCGCGTGATTACGACTCGCCGGTTGGTCAATCAATGAAGGATATCCGGAAAGCGATTAGGGCTTTGCTCCTGGCCGATCCGGTCGTCAATAGTCTATCCGGCGGCCGGATCTATCCGGTGCAATTGCCGG